GTGAAATCTTCGACCTGGCTGGAACGAAACTCAGCGAATATACTATGTACATCCCGGTCACGAGGACTTCCTGATGCCGAACGCTAAATTCTCAGCTCACGCGATTACCTTCTCGGACGGGGCGACCTCCTACAATGGGGTATCTCGTACAGCCCCGCGGTTTCCGACGGTCACCTTCCCGTTAACTAAATTCGGTTATCCCCTTGCCGATGGTTATGAGATTGATACCGACAGCGCATTGCTTCGAACTCAGCAGAGCTCAGGGCATACTCGCCAGCGGCGTTCCTATGTTCACCAAGCCAGTCGGGTTTCGGTGACCTATCGCCTGACCCTCGACAGTGCTAAGGAGCTGGTGGCGTGGGGGTATGCTTATCGCAATGACTGGTGGCGGATGAGATTGGTGACGGGCAATGATGACTCGGCGACCCCTTGTGCCCCAGTCACTGCCAAGCTCTCGTCCGAGATGAGCGTGACCCGAATCCCATTCACCCGATTCTGCGAGGTATCCTTTACCGTCGACATTCACTCGCTGGCGGGATGGCAGGCCAAGTCGAAAGAGGCGACCCGAACCTATCGAGTCCCCTCACCCCTTGCCGCCGAATTCAGCGAACTGCATGCCGAGAGGAATATCACCACGTACGATGTGACCTGGCATCTATCCCCGACCGAGCTCGCCAAGTTCCTCGCCTACGCCTCTTACATCGGGACCAACTGGTTCGACATGAAGATGGTGTCGACCAATATCGAGTGCGGCAATGAGAAGGTTCGATTCATCACCGGTATCAAGCAGTCACTGGCGAGACCGGGAGTCTTCGCAGTGACCACTCGAATCGAAACGATGCCTCAGTCCACCCTCAAGATTTAGAAGTGAACCGGGACTTCTTCGCCGCGGCGATACTCTTGGCTCGCCCCGCCCTTTCGTTCTGAGCTTCAGCCATCGCGACTTCCGCTCTCGTCTTACACCCCCGTTCGACGATGTACTTCCTGACCATGAACTGCGAGCGAGTGGGATACCATTCGTCTTTGATGGCCTTTTGCGTATCATAGAACTTCCCTTCGAATTCCAGCATTGTTTTTACTCCGTAGTTATTGAAGACGGGCGAACCGGCGAATCAGTGCTCGATTGTTGAGATGAGCCCGATAGTCCGAGGCCGAGTACGCTAGTATTATTGTGGTTTCTTTGCCGAAGGAATTTCTCAGGCAAAGCTCAAGATGCCCATTACCCCGAATCCCCTCGCCGAGTATTGCACAGCCCTCGGCGATGGCGATGCGTCGGTATGGGGCGAGCCGGCGTTGCCAGCTCACGGACTCACCTTGTAGTGGTAGGCGGCAATCAGAATCGCATCAGCTCGGTCGACATCTTTCTTCCGGTCGAGATGGCGGGCGGCTTCTGGGAACCGCTGAATCGCCAGAGAGCGTGCCGCATCCTTCTCGCTATTGATAAGCCCGAAATGTTTCTTCCAAGTCTGAGGGGTGATGAGATGCAAGGGGAGATTCAGGGCAAGGGTCACGCCCTGAATCATACCGTAGGTCATGCCGAATGAGAATACGCTCGACACTCCTTGCCGCGGCATCGAGCCGACTTGCTCGACCACAACCTCATCGGGTTCCATCTCTTTCAGTATCTCGGCCAAGCCCCGACAATTGAGCTGGCGTTTACCCCCTCGCAGTTCCATGGTCGGGAGGTCGCAGACCAATGCCACTTGCCCATGAACGAGCAGGGCGAGTGCCCCGCTCAATCCCGGGTCGATACCTACAACCCGAATCATGCGACCACCCGAGCGGAGTTCGCCCCATGCTCAGAGACCTCGACCATCTTCAAAGTGACGTGAGGGTAGCCGGAGTCCTTCAGCCACTGCTCGGTGACAGCGAAGACATACTCGGCGAATTTCTCACAGCCACCCGCGGGGAAGACCACCAGGTTCAGAACCCCAGCATCATGCCCTTGTTGGAAGTACTCAATATGCGGGTCATCTTCAGCGATGATGGTGGTATGGTCGAAGCTGTTTCGCAGGATTTGTTCGAGGTCCTTCATCCCGCCGAAGTCGACGACCCAGTTCCTGACATCTAGCTCCTCGCTTTCGAACACGAACTTGAACGCCAAGGCGTAGCCATGAATCAGGCGGCAATGGGATTGAGCTCGCCATTGACGAAAGGCGCAAGAGAATCCTCGGTCATGGTTGAAGGTCTTCGTGGATTGATATCGCATGTTATTACTCCTAGGTGATTATTTCAGATGACCCCAGTCGCTACCGACTTCGAGGTCGGCTTTGATGGGAACAGATAAGGTTAACGCATTTTCGAGACACTCTTTAATCGCTGGCAGATACTCCTCCGCTCCCGCTTCAAGGCTGAAGTCGAGTTCGTCATGAACCGTCAGGCGTGGGACGCCGGTCTCATTGAACAGCCCCGATTCGTATGCCTCGACCATCGCGACCTTGATGAGGTCAGCGGCGGACCCCTGAAGTCGACGGTTGAGGGCTTTATGTGTCATCGCCCGCTGAATATCGAGCCCGTACGCATCGCGGGCTTGCTCGAAGTTCATCAGATGACGTTCCTCGGTCCAGCTATTCTTCGCTTCCCAGTTTTCGAAGCGAGACCGGCGACCAAGTATCGTGGTGATTACCCCATCGCGTTGAGCTTCAGCCATCGTCGCGCGCATGGTGGTCTTGGTAAAGGGCAGAGCTTGATGGTAAGCCGAGAACAGATTGCTGGCATCGCTCTCTGATAACCCGAGCTGGCTGGCTAGCTTTCGCTCAGACATCCCATAGAGCAGTCCGAAGTTTACATTCTTCACCGGCTTGCGGCGTTGCTTGCGAAGATTCGGGGTCGAGATATCCCAGCCAGCCGCAGGAGCTACCATGTCGAGGGTCTTCTCATGAAAGTCCATCGCGGGATTGGCATTGAAGTCGGCGCGAATCGCATCGGCACCAACGCCAACGGCGTAGTGAAGGAAGAACCGATACTCAATCTGCGAGTAATCGAAGCGCGCCCACTTGCTATGCCCGATGTCGGGGACAAACAATCCGCGAATCATCGGCGCCAGTTCCTCATCGCGGGAGGGTACATTCTGCAAATTCGGTTGCGCCGAAGCGAATCGACCCGAGCGAGTTCCCCCGCTCTCGCCTCGCAAGGGGTGAAAGCCGGCATGTATCTTGCCATTCGTGTGACCATTGAGGATGTACCCGTCAATGAAAGTGCCTCGTAGCTTGTTCAAGCCACGCGCTTCATTGATGAGCTTACCAATCGGGTGGTCAATGCCCGCCATGAACTCCTTCGTGAAGCTCGGGTTGCCCGCGGCGGTTCGCTGATACGGGATGCCGGCCTTGTCGAACAGCAAGGCGAGGCTGTCGCTCGAGTGAAGATTGACATCACCACCGGCCAAACTGCGAAGTCTGCCGAGCAACTGGTCCTCGCGACGCATCAAATCCTCGCGAAGTATCTCGGCGCGTTCGAGGTCTACCCGCACTCCCTTCATTCGCATCTCAATCAGCAGTGGAATGAGGCGAGTCTCGATGTCGAATACTCGCTCAAGATTCTGCTCAATCAGTTTCGGGTACAAAAGTTTGGCAATCTGAAGTGGCAGGCGAGCATCTTGCTCGGCATAGGGACCAATCAAGGTCACTGGACTGCGATAAATGTTCGCGCGTTGTTTGCCGTCAGGGCGGCCGCCGTAGCTCAATGCCGCCCACTCGTACAAATCATGAGTGGTTTTTCCCACTCCGAGATACTTCTCGCCGAGATACTCGAGCGAGGTCTCGCCGATTTCATGAAGTAATGCTTCCATGAACTGCACATCAATCAGCTTGCCGCCGACTTTCACTCCCTCATGTCTGAGCCAGCCGACATCGTACATGAGATTGGCGCCAACCTTCGGGCGAGAATCGCCGAGCACATCGCTCAGATATCGAAGTACCATGTCGGGGTCGAGATTCATCTCGGCTTGGACGGTATGGCGAATCGGAAAGTACCAAGCATCATCTTCGACGGCGAGGCTGATACCGACCACCTCGCCATTACCGGTCGCCCATCCTGCCCCCTTGGTCAGCAAATCGGGGTCTCGGGTCTCGGTATCAATTCCGATGCATCTCGCCGCGCTCAGATTCGGTAAGGGGCGAGGAATCCAATCACTCGGGGCGATGGGCGCCAAGGGGCGAGATATCGCCTCAGAGCCGCTCCTAGAGCGAAGAATCGGGGCATCTTGCCAGAAGAACCCTAGGGAATCGGGTCTCATGGGCAAAACCTGCCGGTTTTGGGCGGTTTTCGGGGGCAGACGGCCTCTAAATTGCGTTCTACGGCGTTCTCCGGCGATATCTCGGCCAACTGGGGTACCAATCGGGTTTGGGTACTTAGCCGGCTTCTGAGGCGGTTTGAGGCGATTCTGGGGGCATTCTCAGGGTTCATCGGCGCATCCCCATCATCAGGCCGCGCAAAAGCGGGCTTTTGAAGCTCACCGGCGCTGGGTAATTGCTCAGGTCAATCGCCTCGCTTCCTCGAGCGAGATTGAGCTGGTCGATGTGATATCTGCCAGCCGGCAATTCGCTGTTGAGGTCGACCTCTGCGCCGCCATCTTCTGCGCCGACCTTGAGGCAAGTGCCGACTAAATCGACGGCGCCATTTTCTTCAACGAATGGGCGAAGCGTTTGTAGCGCCTCGAAGAATCCTGGAGCTACAGGTTCGCTCGCCGATGGCGCAGTGTCGAGCATGCCTTTCACATCCGGCCAATCAATCGGCAAGAGCTGAGACTTGACCCATCGCTCGCCACTGAGAAAGAAAGTGACAGTGGTCTCGGTTGCCGAGAACTCGACAGGGTCTTCACCAATGCGAATCAGCTCATCGAGAACCGAAGCCGGCAAACAAAGAGTCGGCAGATTAGTGGCATGCGCCGCTTCGACCAGCATGATGTTGTTGGTGGCATACATATGCCCATCACGGAAGAGGATGCCGGTCGACCATTGGCGAGTAGCATCATTGCCCACGAACGGGCGAAGTGCTTTGATGGCATCGAGCAAGCCGGAAGCGAGAGCATGCTTATCGCCTTCGGGTTCGACGAGATAGTAATCACCAATCGGCACGCTGTGAATCAGAGCGGTGAACTTCCCAGACTTGATACTGAGCCGACCAGTCGGGGTCAGCTTCATCACTGGGGGAGTCGAAACATGACAGGCATTGATGGCTTTGATGAAGGTCGCGCCATCAGGGCAACAATCAGGAATGCCTTCAATCGGAGCGCAGAGGGTCATCTTGCCATCGCTACCTTGAATTTTGCCGCCGGCAATATAGAAGTGGCGAAGAACCGGGACGAAGTCTTTAGTGGCGATAGCACCGCGAACGAATTGCAGAGAGGTAAACATCAGAACAGCTCCATGTTGATTACTTTGAAGTGGGTGGTCAAGCCGATATTGCGTCGACCAATCTCTTGGTAAGCCCAGATGTTGAATACCCACCGCTCATACGGGACGGTGAGAGAGTACAAAATACATTCGGCATCGAGTCCCGATTCGGCAATCGCCTCAAGCCAGCGAGCTTGCTCGATAGAACTCAGACTGTGGAAGCTCTGACCCTCGTCTTTGGCATGAGGGCTTCGAAGCGAAACCGATACGCTACCGAGAAGAGGATGCGTGATGGTCCCGCGGGATGCTTTCTGAATCCAGGACGAACTATCGACCGAGTACCATGGGTATCTCTGAATCACCGTCAAGCCGGTCATGCCGAAGCCATGAACCTTATGTGTAGGGGCTCCCGATGAATCGGTCAGATAATTTCCCCATATACGGTCAAGCCATCGCACCACATCGTTGCGGGGTTTACCGACCAGCCCGCCGATGGTGATGTACTCATAGTTGTCGAGGTATCGTTTCAGATACTTCGGGTCTTCGCCATAGTGGAAGCAAGGCAAGATAGGAACTCCGCCGGTATCCATAGCATCACAGCGAAGCTGATTCTGCCAAGTGCCCTCGGCATCTCCAATCACGTCGAGGACCGAAGCGACTTCAAAGACATCGGCATTCTTCTTCACGTATCGGCAATAGGCTTCAAGGTCGATGGTGACCCCCTGACTCCATGCCGAGAATGCTCCCGAGTCGAGGAATATCTTTTTACCCAGTCGACGTATGCGGTCGGGGTGGGTCGGTGAAGCGATGTAGTGAAAGCTTTCGAGTACATGAGGCATATTGTCGAGGATATCTCGACCACGCTGACTGCACTTCTGATAGGTGAGGGATTCTTTATGGCATCCCGATGTAAAGGGTCCAGCAATATAAAGACGCATGGATATTCTCAGAGTAGGTTGGTGAAGAATCCCCGCGCCATCAGGAGCGGGGATTTGAGTCTTGCTATCAGCGAGTCAGGCTCAGGAACTCAGCGCGCGCCGAGGCATCGGTTCGCATCACGCCGCGCACTGCCGAGGTGACCGTGTGATGCCCTTGCTGGCAGACCCCGCGGCTTTCCATGCAGAGATGGCGGGCGCGAATAATCACACCGACACCTTTCGGTTGCAGATGCTCGACGAGAGCATCGGCAATCTGATTGGTGAGCCGCTCTTGCACCTGAAGTCGGCGGGCGAAGATATCGGCGAGGCGAGAGAGCTTGCTCAGGCCAACAATCTTGCCATTCGGAATGTAGGCGATGCTCACGGTTCCGATGATGGCCGCCATGTGATGCTCGCAGTGCGAGTAGAGCGGGATGTCGCGCACTAAGACCATCTCGTCGCACTTCTCAGCGCCATCTTCGAAAGTCTTGAGGACAGAAGCTGGGTCGATGGCATAGCCACGCGTCCAGAATTGCCACGCCTTGAGAACCCGGTCAGGGGTCTCGAGCAATCCGCCGCGCGCAGGATTCTCGCCAACGAACTCGAGCAGGCGGCGAATGTTCTCGGTCGGTCCCGCTCCTTCCTGCTCGACCTCCCACGGGAAGACCAGCCATTGATGAGGATTCGGCATCAGGCGTTTGTCATAGAGAGCGAGGAACGGGTGGTCAGGATATCGCTCGCGAGTTGCCCCGCTATCAATCAGGTCATCAACGATGAGGTCAGCCTCCTCGGCCGAATGCACCACCTGATACTGACCAGGAAAAGCTGACGCCAATAAATAGGCGACATGAGTTCCCCCGCGGGGGACCCCGTAGACATTCATCAGCCCAGTATCAGAGCGAGGCTTCACTTCGACGCGATGATGTAGCAGGAGAATCGCGGCATCAATATCATCTTTGTTCAAGATAGTCGGATTCATGCGCTCACCCACTGCATCGAGGAGTCGTAGTGACCATACCAGGCGCCGACCTTGACGGTCAGAGTCCCGGGACTGGTGAGGAGGAGATGCTCCCCAGCATAGGGACCGCCTTTGGCTAGCATCAGGGTCTTGCGGGCGGTGAGGTTTCGTTTACGCGTTTTCATTCAGAGACTCCTGTGAGTAGTTCGGGGTGGTTGGCATTTCCATCAAGCCTTCGCTCACGGCTCGCAATACCAGCGGGTCAGGCATGCCGGCTTTAGCGAAGCCATCGGCGCGAAGCACATTGGCGTGATTGTTATCAGTCGGGGGATACTTTCCATCGTAGCTCGTATGCGAGTAGGCGAGGGCTTCAAGGCATCCCGGGATTGCGGCGGCGAGTTTGCAGGTTTCGGCTTTACTGAAACGCATCAGCGGGGTATCAATCCGAATGGCGTTGACGGTATCAGTATCATGCCCCAAAGCGTAGTTGATATATTCGGTTGTGGCGGCGATGAATGAAGCGCGGCAGTCAGAGTAATTCGCATTGTCCTCCTGACATACGCCGGTGACGATGACATTGAAGTGAGATGCTTCGGCTCGGTTCGCCGCGATGGTCAGGAATAAAGCATTCCGCATCGGGACGAAAGTAAGCTCGCGACGATTACCGATGACCTCGGCCATCTGTTCGGGCGATTCGTATTGCTCGAGTTCATTGTCGCTCAGAAGCGGCGAGGTCGAGATGAGGCAGTTCGGGACCTTGACGATTTCATGCTTGACGCCGGCGAGCTGAGCGACCTTGATTGCCGCCTCAATCTCAATGGCATGTCGCTGGCCATAATCAAAGGTGATGGCCTCGACATAATCGTATTGGGTCTTGGCGAGGAACAGGCAGGTGGTCGAATCTTGACCGCCACTCAGAACTACGAGGGCGCGTGTTTTGTTTTTCATTTTTACTTCTCCTGTCATGGGACTTTCACAATCTTATGAATCTGTATGCAAAGGATATGCCCGAACTTCAGGCATGACTCGACAACTGCATCAAGGTTGCGGAGATTCTTTACCTCATCTTGCTCATCGAGCGGTTGCAGATAGACTGGACCTTTGAAGTCGGCGTGGGGTCGAGCGAGGCGGGGAGCGGCGGGATGGCCGAGAGCGATGGTCGGCAACCCATCATCGTCTGAGATATCATTCTCAGCCGCGACATACTTGTAGGCATTGATGAATGGCTGGAGTTTAGAATTCACCTTACCGGTCTTTGGCGAGCATACGATGGCGACATGAGGCCAAGGACCCGGTTGAAAGAGACTGCCGTTGGTCTCAATCTGAACTACCCATCGTTTTTGAATCAGCTCATAACAGAGAGCTCCGATGGGTTGGCGGAATGGTTCGCCGCCTGAGATGACAATCAGCTTTGCAACCGACTTCAAGGCTTCGATGGATTCGATGATGGTGGGGATGCTCATGCGTTGCGAGCTGGTGTAGACAGTATCGCAAGCAGGGCATTGAAGATTACAGCCAGCAAGGCGAACGAAGATGGCTGGCATGCCGGCGTAGATTCCTTCGCCCTGAATCGTGGCGAAGATTGAATGCACGCCGTAGAGAAATTCCCTCGGCTCGCTGTTGGCGGTGAGACGCTCGGGCGGGCTTGGTGCTTGGTTGTTGTGTTTCATGTAGAAGATTCCGAATAAAAACCCGACTCGCTCGTAGGCGAGTCGGGCTTAGGGTTAGATGGTTGGTACTTTGGCTTTGCCGCTTTCGGATTTCGGGGGCACAGCGCGCACTCGACCACGCGGAGCGAAGGCGGGGTCTTTCGACTTCGCTTTCGGTTTCGCAGGAGCTTTCTCGGCTTTCACCTTCGGCGCCTTCGGTTCTTTCGGAGCTTTCGGCTCTGCGCCTTTGCGAACAGCCATCACAGTCGTGATGAGATTCTTCTTGCGCCAAGCCAGCAGTTGCTGGGAGGCAGTTCCTTCCTTGGCGCCGGCCTTGACTGCCGCGGCGCGGTAGAGGGCACTATCGGTCACGCCATCGGCGTAGAGCGAATCGAATGCCGCCCACGAGCGAGCTACAATACCATCAGGTTTGCGATAGGGTTTCTTTTCAGACATAAGTTGTTACCTCAAAGTTGGTTGGTGATAAAACGGGTGTTACAAGTTTCATTATATCGCTTGGTCAAACAGAGTCAATAAGTTTCTCCTCCTCCACGAAAATAAACTTCTCAATGGTCGGGTACTTCTCACCAGCGATGGTCTTTAGTACCAGATGAGATGGCTCGATGAGTGATGGTGCTCGACGAATCGCATCAGGTACCGTAGTCGGAGGATTGGTACCTCCTCGCCGCGCCCACCACTGCTCGAACTTGGTACGAGCATAGCCACTATGCTCGGGGCAGACCCACTCATTGAAGAAAGAGAGCCCCGAAGCGTACTGGACCCGAAGCGATGGTGGCTTCCCAGCCTTGTGATGAATGTTGTACTGGATAAAATCGACTGGGAACGTTTCTCGGGTGATTCGAGTCTTGGCGATGATATCGTCGGTCCCGGCCTTAGGAACGAATCCTGCGGGAGCTGGGGACTCATATCCACAGCAAGGGCAGACCCTCGCGCCTATCGGGTAGAGGGCATCGCATTCGGGGCAAGTCTTCATGGGCGGACCCATCGACTCGGTACCTCGTTTATGCTTGGTAGGTATCTGAGGATTGTTGATGGGACCGAGACGCTTCACATTCATCGCGAAGTCCAGTACCAGACAATCGGTCTTCCCGGGACTCGGTCGAGTACCTCGGCCGAGAATTTGAACATGCAGTCCCGGTGACCTGGTCGGGCGAAGCAATAGCATGAGGTCGATATCAGGGCAATCGAAGCCGGTGGTCAGTACCCCGAAGTTCGTTACCGCATCAATCTCGCCCGAAACGAACTGAGCGATTGCCAGGTCCCGCTCCTCTCCCGGCATCTTGCTATGTACCGCCTTTGCTTTGAGCCCTCGGTCCCTGAGAGCCTCGGCAACGTGCTCGGCATGATTGACGCTCGAGCAGAAAGCAATCCATCGCTTCCGCCCCTCACCGAGGCGTTGAGCTTCATCGAGCGCCAGCTGGGTTATTGCATCAGCGTCGACCAGCTTCTCGATTTCATCAGCGGCGAACTCGCCACCACGAATCGAAACTTCCGAGGTATCAATCTGAAGCTTCGTACTACGCGCGATGAGGGGAGCGAGATATCCGGCTTCAATCAGCTCGTTGAATTTCTCGATACCGGTCTGGTCGAAGCAGATGTCGGTGAACAATCCGCCATCGGTCAACATGCCCTGCTTCAATCGAAAGGGGGTAGCAGTCAATCCGATTACTCGAAGGTTCGGGTTGACCTCTTTCAATTTCCGAAGCAGGCTCTGATACATCGTCTCATCATCGGGACCGAGCAGATGAGCCTCGTCGATGATGATGAGATGCTTCGTACCCAGGATTTCAGGCTTGCGGTATACCGAGGCGACACCCGCCATCGTTATTGAATCGACCTGACGCCGCTTCAGCCCCGCCGAATAAATTCCGACGGGAGCTTCAGGCCATACCCGCTTCAATGCTTTCTCGTTCTGTTTGAGGAGCTCCTTGACATGGGTCAGCATCAAGATGCGGGTCTCAGGCCAATCCCTGAGAGCCCGCTGGCAGATGCCCGCGATGACTGCCGACTTACCGGTCCCGGTCGGCATGGCGATGAGCGGATTGCCGGGACCGGCAAAGAGGAAGTTGAAGACCGAGTCTACGGCTTCATTCTGATAGGGACGAAGAATCATTTGTCGAATACCTTGGCAACAATCTTCGCTTCTCCCTCAGGTTGGAAGACGAGAGAGCCGATGGTCGCCGTGAAGACTTTCTTACCAAGAGCTTTCTCGGCCTTGGCGGGAGAGATGGGGTCGAGCAGAATGAACGGGTCTTCAATGCCTCGCTCTTTCGCCTTATTGATGAAGTCGAGCCCATTGAGAGTAGACCAGGTACGATGCGGTTTCGATTTGCCCAGCTCGAAGAATTGCAACTCGGTGCCGGAGTGAAGAGTATTCAAGAGGAACTCTTCAATCTGCTTAAAGTATCGGTCGACCCGTGACTTCCAGATGAAGGTTTCCTCGACCTTGTCGAGAGGCATCAGAGAGACCTCATTCGTTTCGGTCGCCTTGAGCAGACCCTCGAACATCGCCGCCCTCGCAGAACAAGCACCAGCCGCAGGACAATACTGACAGGCTTCATCGCTCGGTCGGAATTCGGGATTCGGTTTCAGGGCAGAGAGCAAGACATTGCTCAATCCCTTAAGCTCTCGCCAAAACTCTTCGAGGGTCATCGTATGATGTTCGATATGATTCTGCTGAACAATCGTCAATACCACTTTGGTGATGCCGGTGTACGATGGGAATTCGCTGGTCATCAATCCGCCGGCATAGGCAAGCAACTGCTCAGAGTCAGGGGCGACCCGAACACTTCCCGATTTGAAGTCGACGACATGAAGTTCTTTTTCAACGAGCGCCCAAAAGTCGAGCGTGCCCGATTGCCCATTGATGGGTGCGAAGCCATCGAGAGAGACTCGAGACTCGATACCATAGCGGTCGGCGCGAACAATCAACGCTTGGCAGTATTCGACATAGGTTTGCACCATCGAGTCATTCTCATGAATGGTCGGTGGCCATAAGATAGTAGCCTGTTTCAGAATCGCCTCAGCGACGCCATGAAGCCGAGAACCCTCATCGGCCGCTGTCCCGGCTGATACGCGAGGAGGAGCATGGAGAGAGGCGAGAAGGGACGCCGGACACTTGGCGATGCGGGGGAAGGAGCTGGGGGAAAGGAAAGAGTGACTCATTTGTATTGCCTCGGTTGGTTGATTGATGAAAACGCCCGAGAAACTCCCGGGCGTTCTTGTTACAGATTACTTCAAGCCCACGGCGGGGTCGAACCCGCGGCAGGAGCAGGAGCGGGAGCTGAGGCCGAAGCCGAACCGCCTGCGACTGCCTTGACTGAGCGCACTTCATTCGACGGTCCATACTGACCCGAGGGGTCTTGCCGAATCGAGAGGGTGACCAGGACCGGGATGTTCATCAGCTCAGAGGCGTCAGCGATTCGCAGGCGACCAGCGGCGTGGCAATACTGCGACAGACGCTTCTGAGCAATCTCGACTGCGGTCTGATTCTGATTCCAGAGATTCAGGCGTTCGAAGATGACTCGACCGCGCGCTTGGCCATCGACGACCTTGAGGGTCAGCTCGAGCAAGCGGCCTTGCTGATTCTTAGTCGGCTTCACTTCGGCCTTACTGATTACCACTTGATAGTCGCCAGCCGGCAGGGGAGAGAAGGTATCGGTCGGGTCGATTTTAGTGGCATCAAAATTGAGAGGAGCATTCATGAGTTTGGTTCCTTAATGGTAGGTAGATTAAAAGGGGGCAACATCTTCAGTGATGCGAGCGGGTTCCGGCTCGCTGGTCGGAGCGATGGCTTGAGGCACCACCGCAATCTTGGCAAAGAGCTTGCCGAGATGAGGTTCTTCAATCGCTGACAGCGCGCCGGAGCGGTCTTTGGCGGTATGAGAGAAGTCAGGTTGGAATTGCAGATATCGGTAGGCGACGCCTTCGGGAGTCTTGCCGATTCGCATCGCGGCGACTTCATCAAAGAAGTAGCTGATGCCTTGCGTCAAAGAATTTCCCGGCATGCTCGGACCGGTGACCGGGACGCCATCGACTTCCTTCGTCCCGCTTTTGGCGATGAAGACGACATTCTTATTCGGCAAATCACGGAATGCTCGAATCAGCATCGTGGTCTTGTCTGCCAATTCTCCATACGCCGCGCGCGGGTCCTTGGTCTGAGCTTTCGCATGGCTCAAGATGACCTCGGCAATCTCAGAGATGGAATCGAGAATGATGGTGTCGTAATCATTACCGGCAGGACCGCTCAAGAGAGCATGAGCCATGGTGAGGTCTTGCACCGACTTGATGACGATGGCCGGGATGTCATGGGCTCTCAGCGAAAGCAGGCCAGCTTCAGCAGAAAGAATGATTGGTCGATTGCAGGTCGCGGCGAGACAGGTCTTGCCGACTCCCGCCTGTCCGTAGACGAGAAGCTTGACGCCATGCGTGACCGCTTGTCTTGTCGAAATGATTTGCATTGATTGGTACCTCGTGTGGTTGGTGGGGTGGTGCCGATTGATATTATCAGAAGTTCCTCAGGTACTGGTAGAAGATTTCTGAGTACTGGTTATAGATGGTCTCACCAAAGAAGGAGTACCACTAGAGCTCCGATGGCGCCGATGAGTAAGGTGAGGTCTTCAAAGAATTCTGCCCATTCGGGAGTCAAATCGGACTCTTGGAAATCATCTTTATTGTTCATTTCGTTTCCTTCCATTGTACGATTCGGGTGTGGGTGGCGGTCAGAGCGAAGACTTCAATCTTCTCAGCAGTCGAGTCTGATGACTTAGCCGCTTCGATGACTTCGGCGAGCTGGGTCGCATCAACGACTCGCGTGATGGGAGACTCTTCGCCCCGATGATGTATGACAATTATGTTCTTCATGATTGGTTGGTCCTTAGGTTAGATTGAAGAAGCAATTATTTTGAGTGCCTGCTTCAACTGAGCACTGGTGAGAAAGCGAAACTCGGTTCGACCATGACCTTGCAGATGGTCGGCGGGTTTGCCGAGGAGGAGGAGCTTGGTTTCAAGGACCAGGGCATTCTCGACCCGAGCGATGATTTCAATCGAGGCCTGCATGCCCTGGACCTTGGCGACGTAGTGAATACGTTCTTCGCCGAGCCGGTCAGAGGTGATACCAATCTTATAGAGGTTCTTCACGCCGACTACTTTCCAGATGTAGATGATGTTGTTGTCGGTCCTGGGAGCGCAGGTGGGACATCCACTTCCATCCATGACAGCAGTCGGCAGAGCTAGCCACTCATGCCCGCAAGAGCCGCGAAACTGTGTCTTCTTCCTGGTCCCAACATACCCACCGATGAGGACGATGCCGCGGTCAGCGATTCGCTCGTTGACGATATCGGCAGACAGAGGAGCCTTACCAGAACAGATGAGGCATCCAGTGCCCCGCATGACATCATTCGGCAGAGCCATCCACTCATGCTCACAGCTCCCCTTGAACCGGGCCTTCGTCAAAGTCCCCTCATACTCGCCCACCAGCTTGATGCCCCGACCTTTCAGTCGAGCGTTCACTTCTTGCTTAGTCAGTTTCTTCCTACTCATGATTGGTTCCTTGATTGGTTGATGATATCACTTCTTCTGATTTCGTAGAGCTCTCTCGGCGACCAGGTCTTGCTGTACCAGCTCATTGATGATTTCATCATTGAGGCGAGACAGCTCAGCCGATGCCGCTCGAAGCTTGACGATGAGCTTGTTATGCTTCGCCATCTTGTCTTCATAGACCGCGTAAGTGTCTTCCGTGAATAGAGGCTTGACACAATCGAGTTGGCTGACCAGATGATTGACAGCCGCCATCGTTGCCGGGATATCTTCAAGGATTCGACCGGTCAGGTTTTTGGTGTAGGAAGTTTTCATACTGCCACCGCCTTTGCCGACTGCTCACGATTGAAAGCTTCGAGAGTCATGAAGCCGGGATGAACGCGCGCCCAGCGATGACCATGCTCGTCGAGAAACGATGACTCGAAGTCGACCGGATAAACGAAGCCGGCGAAGTGCGAGCCATGAAGAACCGTACCATCGGGCAGAGA